CCAACACGCGGCGCAGGCAGCAACGCCAGATCAGCGTCCAGCAGCGCCACGCGTGCCATATGGGCTGGGTGATGTGGATCAATCACCACATGGACTGCGCGGAACGCGGCCAGCCAGTCGGCCCACTCTTGGTGCGAAACTGAGCCTGCGGTCATGCGCTGGCCCACGGGGTGTGCTTCGCAGGCATGGTGCAGATCGCGCGTGGCCTCGTACAGACCGCCCATCATTGGGTGGCACCATCTGGATTGCCACCAAGGGCGATGACGCGCGTCCGCCAAGGCAGGCGGCGGGGAAAGGTCTCGAAGCTGGCCTGTCCGGAGGAGAGGCTTTCCCCGGGTGCCAGTACCCCGAAATGCAATGCCGGGCCATGGGCAATCCAGAAGGTCCGGGTTGTGGCGGTGAAGCTGTGCGTGGTCAGATCATGGGTCATGCGGGGGTGTCTCCGATAAGTGTCCAAGCGGCGCCTGCGATCAGCAGCGTTGCGGTTGAAAGCAAGCCGGTCCAGCTGGTGACACTCCAAGGATCGGCACCAGTGCCGGTCGCCTGCGGGCTGTCGTCGGGGTCGTAGAGGGTCCAGTCGGGGCCGGTTTTGAGGAAATACCAGCCGTCTACGTTGAGATAGACGCTGGTGGCGGCGTTAAAGGGATAGGGACCGTTTGCTTCGGGCGTGGTGGCCCCTGCGACACTCAGGCTGCGCGCCGTCGTGAGAAACGCGCGCCCGGCTACCGCGTTGGTAAATCGCGACCCCGGTTGATAGGCGGTAGTGTTGAAACGGCGCGCCTCGAAGAGCGCTGCAACATTGAGCGGCCCGCTGATGGTGGCAACACGGTTTGCCCAGCCTGTCAGCAGGCGCGAATAATTGGCCTCTGAGAAGGCGCGCTCGACATCAATCGCCATGAAATCCGACAGATCAACGCCGAGTGCGCGCAGTGGCCATTGGGAAATATCCTGATCAAAGCTCTGGCGGCACCCTCGAAACATGTCGCGCAGGGTCTCGACGCGGCTGACATCCCAAGCCCCGATGGGCTGGTTGAAGCGGTGATGGGGACTGTTGGAGCCGCCGTCCCCTGAGCGGAACATGGCGCGCATATTGGTCACATTGGAAACATCCCAAGCCACGATTGAGGGGCTGCCGCCGTTGTTGAACTCCGCCCGCTGTGCAGCGCCTGCGCCGACCGCGCCAAACATCGCCTCCATGGTGATGACGTTCGAGACGTTCCAGCCACCGATGTCCTGGTCGAAGAAGGCACGTTGGGCATTGGTGCTGACGGAGGCGAACATGAAGGCCATGTCGATTACGCCTGAGACGTCCCAGGTGCCGATCGGCTTGTTGAACAGCCCGCTGCGAAACATCCCCTGCATGGTGGTGACGGCCGCGACGTTCCAGGCCCCCAGCGGTTGGTCATAATCGCAATTCGCGAACATCTCGCTCATATCGGTGACGCTCGAGACGTCCCATGCATTAAGAGAGCGGTTGAACCCATGAAACCCCGACACGCCGAGGAACATGCCGGATGTGGTGATGACGTTGGCGATGTTCCAGGCGGAGATGTCCTGATTGAAGCTGCGTGCCAGCGCGAACATGCGGTGCAGGTTGGTGGCAGCGGAGGTGTTCCACTGATTGAGCGGTTGGTTGAACGCATGGGTGTTCTGGCTGATGCCGGGATTGGCGAGATGGCCCATGAAACCTTCGAAGTTTTGCACAGTGGAGACATTCCAGCCATTCAGCGGCTGGTTGAAGGCGGCACCGATTTTTCCGACATTGGCGCGCGCGGTGCAGCCAAACATCAGGCGCATGTTGGTGATGCTGCTGACGTCCCAGCTGGCAATGGGCTGATTGAACAGCACACGCCCGTCGCGTCCGCCGTAGTAATCGCCGATGGTCTGGACGAACATCTCCTCCATTGAGGTGAGGCTCTCCCAATTACCAAGGGAGAACGGGCTATTCATCTGGCTGTCGGCGAAGGCCTGGAAGACATCTGTGACGCGCCCCACGTCCCAATTGGCGCAGTTTGGGCCGATGCCATTCGAGCGATAGAAGATCCTGCGCAGGTTGGTGATGTTGCGGGTATCCAGGTCGCGCAGATCAGCGGCGCAAACGCTCTCTTGGAACAGCTCCTCAAAGCTGGTGACGGTCTCGGGGATGTTTGGGGTGATATAATCCAGCGCCGTGGCGGTCTGTCGAAACGCGCCGCGCAAGGATGTGAGCCCCATGGCAAAGCCAATGTTCTCGACGCGGATCAGCCCTGACTGGTCGATGGGCTGGGTGGTACCGTACCAGTCAAGACGACCGGTGATGGTGACGGTCACGCGCGGGCCAGAACCCTCGGCATAGGTATGCGGCTTGATCCCGGCGGTGGTGAATCGCTCAGAGTTGCCGTCGCCCCAGTCAATCATGACATCGAGGGGGTTGTTGATCGTGCCACCTCCGAGCGGTACGAAGATCGTGCGTGCGGTGGCAAGCGCCAGATCATAGGTCAGGATCAAAGAGGCTGCGCCGAGAAAGAAGCTGCGCGGGGAGGACCAAGCGGAATAGATCATCGGAGCGGAGGCATTGAGCCGCCCGCCATAGCGGCTGCGCCAGAGATAGTTCGCAGCAGGCACCAGCGGCGGGATCGGGACGGTGGTGATGGCCCCGCTGGTGTGGGTCACGGTGATCAGGGGCGCGTCGACGCCGGGCGTGGCATCGGGCGCATAGAACGCGGTCTGGGTCTCGCCGTAGCCATAGCCAAAGAGCGACGCGCTCTCGAAATCCGTGATGCGCACTGTGCCGGTGATGGCATTCTCGCGGGTGATGGGCGTGGGGCGCGAGATCAGCTCGGGGAAGGTCTGGGCATAAGGAACAGAGAAGTTCGATTGCGCCCCGCTGGTGCCGGTATAGGCAGCGCGCCAGAGCACGCGGTCGCCGGGACCAAAGCCGTCCTCGGGGAATTCCAGCTGATAGGTATTGCCAAAGCCTGACACGATGCGCGTCAGTGCGCCGTCAAAATCCACGCCGTTGCTGGAAATCTCAAAGATGATACCAGTCTGCTCAAGGCCAGCAGGCGAGCGAAACGTGGTCAGGCGCAGCTGGGTGCGCTCATCAACGCTGAAGGGCACAAGTGCCGAGGGGCGCAGGATCTCGTTGTCCTCGATGGGCACGATCCATTCAAGGCCGTTGGAATAGTAGAACTGGCCGTTCTCGCCTACCACCGCCGCCCCAAAATACTGCGCCGCATCAAGTGGGATCGGGACGGGATAGATCAGGGACTGGCCGACAAAGCGGCCACGGCCAGTGGCGTAGCGCAGAATACTCATGAGATCACCGTGAAGTCTTCGCGTTGGTTGAGGATGAAGGAGAAATGCGCGATGGCGGCCTCGCTGGCCTCGACCTTCATCTGGAAGCGCTCGCCTGCGCGCAGTACCTGGCGATCAAGCCCGATCGAGAGAACATCGCCTGCGGGCGCGAAGGCGCGGTCCAGCAAAAGCCACGGCGTGTTGTTGAAGGCGAGGATCCGGATCGAGACACGCACGGAGGCCCCGGCGGTGGGGGTGATGAGCACACCGGTCATGATGGCGGCCGTCCCGATGCTGCGGGCGGGGTTTGGGCCCTCGCTGGGGATCAGATAGTCGGGCACGTCATAGATGGTCGTCCACTCGACGCCGATTTCTGCGCGAACCACCTCGAAGAGGTTCAGGGGCGGGCGCGGTGTGGTGATGGTGACCATGGGTTCAAGCTCCGAGACCGATGATGAGGGGGAGGGCGATGTTCTGCACACCGCGCGAGAAGGCCTGGCCTTCGATGGTGTTGCGCTCAAAATCCACGCGCAGGTCTTCGCCGAGATAGGTATCGCCGACCTCGGTGGAGAAGGTGGCGTAGATCCGGCCGCCGCCGGTCTTCAGCAGCGTGCTGGCCGGATCGGGCGCGCGGCCGGTGCCGCGCTGGCTAAAGGGCAGTGCGTTGTAGTTAACGCCGGCACCTGCGTAGCTGAACTGCTGGCTGGTGGCCTCGATGACGGAGGCAAAGCCCACGCGGTAATCTTGCGGGCGCGTGACCACATCCGAAATCAGCCCGATCAGGGCGCTGATCATTGCTTGTGCCGCGTTGGTGCTGATCTGCGCGATCAGCTCAAGGCGGACCTGCTCCCAGGTGGCGAGAAACAGCGGCACGAGGGCGACCGAGAAGGCGTAATTGGCGTTCCAGTCAAAGAGCCCTTTGGCAAAGAACTGCGCGCCGCGATCCTGCCCTGAGCGCAGATCATTGATCAGGCTGCGCAGAAGCGTGCGGGTGTCGCGCTCGGTGAAAGCCTTGTCGCGCGCTGAGAGGCCATTGAAGCCTGTAAGCGTTGGATAGCGCGTGTTCATCAACGCGGTGATGATGGCTTCTGTCTGGGCGGTGATGGTGTTGGCGGCAGCGGTGTGCGTGGCCAGCACGCCGGTTCCGGCCAGCCCTTCGATCTGGACCGTGTTGCGGAACCCGGTCGCGGCAAGAGCATAGTCCCCAAAGGTGTTGTTGGAGTTGGCGACGGTGATTTGCCCGCCGTCATGGGCCCAAAGGCCGACGCGGGCCCAGTTGGTGAAGACCGAGACCAGCTGGACAAAGGCATTGCGGGTGACGGCATAGCCGACACCATTGGGATTGATCGCGGTAAAGCTGTCGACCACGACCGAGCGCAGCGGTGAGGACGGGGCGAGGACCGAGCCGTCGGCCAACAGGTTCCCGCCACCGCGCGGCATCAGCGGATTGCCTGCGGCCTTGTCGACCGGCAGGGCCATTTGGTCCTGGGTAAAGCTGTGCAGCTGCGAGCAATCGGCGATATAGGGCGATCGCGTCAGGACCTCGCCGGGTTTAAACACAAAGGACCAGCCTTTTTGCGGTGGGCCGCCCGCCAGCGTATAGGACTCATGGCGCAGATTTGAGAAGGTAAAGCCACGGGCTTTGATGCCGTTGGACATCTGGAACATGTTGTTCACCTCCTGGCCCGGCGGCAGGCTCAGCTTGGTGACGCGCAGGTCATAGCCGTAAAGGGCGCAATTGGCGGGGATCACCGTATCGGGGGGCACGATGTATTCGCCGGGCTGCACAATCACCACGCAGGGCTGGGCAACTGCTGCAGCGCGTGCGAGGCCCTCAGTGATGCTGGCAAGGGGCGAGGTCAGCGAGTTGCCCTCATTGAGGTCCTTGCCGTCCATGGTAACATAGAAGGTGCGCGCGACGGGCACCGAGACGAAGGGCAGCCGCTCGAGACTGCAGACCTCGACGTCGGTGGCGTGTCCAAGCCCGAATGTGCGCACCCATGGCACGGCGTAGCGCGCGCCAATCGGGGCCACCACGCTGGCGGGACCCTCGGCTTCGGCCACGACCGAGGTGCGGACCTCGCGCCGCCCATCCGCGACGGTGAAGTTGAGAATCGTCTCGACTGTGGTCGTGGAAAGGGCCGTCTTGTCTGCAGCCAGCCAGTCGATGCCGCAGGCAATTGCATCATCGGACGGATCGGGGCTGTTTGTGGTGCGCCGAAACACAGCACGAAACGCGTAGCGCTCCTCGGCCTCAATCGGCACCGGGGTCAGTGCTGTTACCTGCTGGCTGGCATCAAGACGGATCACCTTTCCAAAGGTGTTCTGGGTGACAAGCCCTCCGCCGAGATCATAAAGCTGGGGCGTATCGCCGGGGCGATGTTCAAGGGCAGTATAAGTCTGCATGGGATGTGGTTCCGTGAACAGGGGATGTGGGTCGGGTTAGGCCTGCGAGGCCCGCTAGATCGGGTCCAGCGCCTCAGGCAGGATAAATTACAGCAGTCGGATCTCGATCAGCGGGATTGAGGTGATCGAGCCGAGGCGTTCGATATCGAGGGTGACGTCCATCAGATCGCTGTCGAAGCGGACGGGCACGTCGAACTGATAGCCTGCAGTGAGGGCCACGCCGGGATCCGGGGCGACCTCAAAGGTGACGATCCCGGTGACGGGGTCCGTCAACCAGCCGTTGAACTGCTCGGCACCGCTCAGCGCGACGCGGATTGTTCCTGCGACCGGCTTCTCGATGCGGCGCTGATAGACATGTGGCAGGGTGCCGTAAGCTTTGGTCAGCGCGAAGGACGTGGTGGCACCGTCGCCGATCCCGAGGGGCTGGTCCATCTCGGACACACCCTTTGAGGGGGCGCAGGATTTGTAATCAGCCCAGTCCTTGAACCGGAAGCCATAGAGCCGTCCGAGCCGCGCTTCAAAAAACCCAACCACGGCGTGCAGATCATCCGCGCGCCGAACGCCGTAGGATACATCGTAGCGACGCCGCGACGCGGACCAGGAGGCGTTGCGCTCCTCGCGGCCTGAGGCCAGCTCCACGATCTGGGTGCGCCGCTGTGGACCGCCGCGCGCCCCGCGGCTGATGTTGTCGGGAAACTGCACTTCGTGAAACGCCATCACATGCCCCTCCGGCCCATGGAGACTGCGCGCGCCATATCGGCCGCGACCTGCGTGCGCGATTGGCGGAAGCTCTCTGCGTCCCGCGTCATGATGTTGACCGTGACCGCGCCGCCACCATTGCCACCGCCACCACCATTGCCGTCGCCATAAGCGCGGGACTCTTTGCGTGACAGCACACGCTCGCCGCGCTGCAGGATGGAGGGCACCTCGTCGGATTTGAGGCCAGCCCAGCCGCCGTTGTGCATGCGCGGTGCGTTGGCAAAGGCCATGGCCGGAACCATCCGAGATGGCGCAGGCCCGCCCACAATACCGCCCTGATGGAAAACGCCCGCAAACATGCCGCCAAGATTGCCCAGAGCGCCTGAAAGCGCGTTGGCGATGGGCCCGAGGATGAATTTGCGCGCGCCGAGCTTGGCAAGGTCCGCGATCATCGATGTGACCAGGCCTTTGAAGTCCAGCTTGCCGGTCTTGACGAAGTTGCCGATGGCGTCTTCCGCGCTTTGAAACGCGCCGACCAGCACGCCGCCCACGTCCGCGCCCACATCGCGCGCTTTGTCGGCATATTCGCTGACCGCATTCACCACCGCCTGCCACCCGGTGGCTGCTGCTTCTGCACCCTTGGCTGCGTCCTCACCTGCCTTTTTTGCCGCCCCGCCTGCGCGCCCGGCCTGCTCTTCGGTTTCCTCAAGTGCTTCGTTGAATTGGTCCGCCGAGGTTGCAGCGCTTCTAAGTGCCGCCGCACCTTCATCGCTCGCGCCAGAAACCGCATCCTTCAGTGCCTGCCATGCCGCCATGGGCCGCGAGGCAGCGTCCGAGAGCATGCCTGCTGCCTCGGAATACCCAGATGCCCGGCCGCGCGCATCGTCGGCCATGCCGCCAAAAAGATCAGGCGTTTGGAATGGATCGTCCGAGAACGCGCTGTCGTAGGCCGCCCTTGCGCGGTCCCCAAGGTTGACGGCTTCGGGAACAACAGATTGCCAGGCGGAAAGGTCGGGCGCGGTGATGGCCCAATCGGGACGCCGACCGCCAAGGGTCAGTACGGTGTTGATCGCCTCGGTGATGCCCGCGATCCCGGTCTCCATCACCTCGACGAGCCCATTGATGGCAAGCGCGCCAACGCGGTCAAACACATCTGGCAGCGCGCCCCAGATTGCCTGTACGGCAAGGAACGTGCCCTCAAAGGTATTGACGGTATTGTTTGCCCAGCCCACCACGGCCTCAGTGGCCGATTGCAGCCCTTCGTAAATACCAGCCTGCGCCGTGGCCCAGCCGGATTCCACACGCGCCCAGGCCGCGTCCGCGCTGAGCGAAACTCGGTCCCAGACCTCGACCGCCACGTCTTTCAGCAGGTCCATGGCGTTGCCGAACCCACCGGCACCGGCGACAAGGCGCGTGAACTGATAGACCAGCTCGCCCGCGCCGACGATCAGCGCCCCGATGCCGGTGCGGATCAACGCGGCCCGCAGGAAAACCAGACCGGTCACCAGCCCACCAACAGAGAATGTCGCAGCCACGAGCCCTGCCACCCATCGTCCTGCCATCACGCCTGCAAAGGTCACAGCGTAGGTGGTCAGCCCTCCGATGTTCTCAAACAGGCCCTTGATGGCCGAACCGAGTGGGCCGGTGGTGCGCGCCATGGCTGCCAGAGCATCGGCGACCGCCTCAAGCGCAGGCGCTGCGGCCACAGCCAGCTGGTTCGATACACCTCGCCAGATCAGGCCAAGGCGCGAGATTGCATCATTGGTGCGCTCGATCTGGTCGGCGTCCTGCTCGGAGACAACAATACCGAAATCATTCACATCAGCGGTGGCCTGACGCAGCGTGGCGGTATCGATGCGCGTAAACACGAGGGCTGCACGGTCGCCAAAGAGCTGTGAGGCGACAGCGGCACGCTCGGCCTCTGGCACAAACTCTGCCAGCCGGTCTTGGATCAATGCGATGCGCTGATCGAGCGGCAGGCTTTGCAGCGCGCTGACAGACAGACCAAGGCGGTCAAGTGCATCGACGGCAGGGCCTGCACCTGCGGCTGCCTGGCTCAGACGCCGTGTCAGCTGCACCGTGGCCTGCTCGACATTGCCCATGGAGACGCCCGAGAGGTCAGCGGCACGCTCAAGCACCTGCAGGCTTTCGACGGTTGTATCCAGCGACTGCGCCAGCTTGGCTGTCTGGTCGATGGTCTGCAGCCCCGAGCGGATCATGGCAGCGCCCGCAAGGACCACGGCTGCCCCAGCCGCCGCTGCCGCGATCTTGGCCAGGCGGGTGAAGGCCACGAGGCGTGCATTTGCAATATCGACCTCGCGCGATAGCCGACCGAGCCCGCGGGCACCGGCATCCCCAATGCCGTTCAGCTCAGCCTTGACCTGGCGTCCGCCCACGGCCGCGAGACGCACGAAGACGCGCTTATCGGACATCCTGCTCTCCAATCCGTTCGTTTACTTTTTTGACCATCACCGCCTCGATCTCGGGCAGCAGCTCCATGGCCACGAGGCCGTTGATGCCAAGGGCACGCGCCATGGCGAGGGCCGCACCCATGTCCCAGCCGAGGATGATTTGCTTTGTGGCGCGCAGCTGGCCGCCCAAACGGCCAACCAGGTCCCAGACCTGCACACCCTCGAAAGTCTGGGGGCGGTTCACTTTTGCCGGGCAGTCCGGGCACGGGACTTTGCAGGCCTCGAGGGCTTCGCAAGCCTCGCAGTACCGATCGCCCCCGCTGAAGTGCCAGTCGGCAAGGGCGCGGAGACGTTTTTTTCCTGTTCCAACACCAGTGCCTTGGCGACATAACCTGTCTGGAACGCTTCAAAGATCGGATAGACATCGAGCAAGGCGTCAACACCCTCGGGCGTGAGGCCCAGCACCTCGCCGTCTGCATCGCCCACACCCTCCCAGGCAATCACTGCCCGCCGCCCCAACGCCTTGGCAAAGACCAGCGCGCGGTCCTCGTTGCTGGCATCTTCGGGCAAAGCTTCGACCGTGATATCGCTGCGGGTGAACACCATCAGCGCCGTGGTCAGCGGCAGCAGCTGCACCCGGACCCCGGGTGACAGCTCAAGCCAGCGTGGCTTTTTTGACAGATCGAGTTTGAGCATGATCAATACGCCTCCATATCGTTGACCAGGGTGATGGTGCACATCCGGCCCAAGGTGACGTCCTTGGCGGCTTGCCAGTCGAAGGTGGCCTGCACGCCCTGCGGTCCGCCGATCTCCACGCGCGGGCGCGGCAGATAGACCGAATGCGCTGTGACCGTGAGGCTCTCGCCTGTGCCGAGCAGGTAGGAAAACTCCAGCTCGCAATCGGCACCGTTGATTGCTTGATCCATCAGCGTATTATCGGCAAAGCGCACCTCCATGCTGCCCGAAAGGGCGGCCAGCGAAGGATCCGCGCCGTCGATCATCCCGTCGGCGCGGATCGTCTCGATGCGGTCGAGATTATTGGCGTAGGTGATCTGGGTCGAGACCACATTGCCCAGTGCCACCCCCTCGCGCTTGATGGCGCCGTTGAAATGGCCAAAGCGCTGCAGCGCGATCTCTGCTGGCGTTCCAACATTGGTGCTGGTCGCCAAGGTTTCTCCCTGCGCGACCATGGACACCGAGGCCGTCAAAAGCCCCGAGCGCGTCATTTGCCAGGACAGCTGATCGGCCACGCAGCCCGCATAGATCGCAAAGCGCGGGATCTCCGGCATAGCGATCTCGATCGAGAGGCTCGGCAGCGTCCAGTTGCCCGAGCGGAATTCGTGGCTATAGGGGGCCTCGGCGCCCGTGGTGATCGGGTCACCAAAGGTGGCCTTCAGCCAATAGCCGAACGCGCGGGCATCAATGGGAACCACCACGTTGCCATCAGCTGTCAGGGCGTCCTTGATTGGTGCAAGGGGATCGCGCCCGTAGCCCAGAAGTTCCGAGTCGAGCAGCGGTTGCTCTGCGCCAAGCGTGGCGCTGGCAAAGGGTATCTTGACGTAACCGGTCGCGGGCGAAGTGCCGTAGACGGATTCGAACGCAAGCGCCATCTGCGCCCGCGCCCCTTGAGCTCGTGCCATAGTGTTCTCCTCAAACTGTGGGGTGGGTCAGGCTACCGGGTCAGGCCAGCGGGTCTGACGTTGAATAATGCAGAACGATCGGGATGATCGCGGCCTTCAGGCTGGCCGCACCCTCAACAGGTAAATCCACCGGCTGTGGTGCTTCGGCTTCGATCCAGTCGCAAAGACCCCCAAGTGTTCTGTCGGTACGGATCACCGCGCCGATCTGTCCGCAAAGTACAGCGAAACCCGTGTCGCGGTTCGCGCCCTGAACGATGACTTCAAGCTCGCTGCGATGCTGGTAATGATAGGTCAGGGGCGACAGCGTCACCGCAGGATCGCCGGGATCGCCATCGCGCAGGATCAGCAGGCCCGCAGGAGGGATGCGCTCTGGCAGGACCTCGCCGCGCAAGGCAGTGGCGGGCAGCGTCTGCAGCACAGTGTGCAGCGCGGTAAGAATGGTTTCTCGGGTCGTGGGCATTGGCTTTGTATCCTCGCCCAAGCTATAAAGGCGCAGGCGTTTTTAGTGATCGTGTAGGCGAGCTTGCGCCAGATCATTCATCTTCATGGTTTTACATGGTAAATGAGCGCATACAAACGGGAGAACCTACATGCAGTTTCAACTGAATACCGATGCCAACATTCAAGGCGACGAACGTCTGGCCGAAGTGGCCGAAGCGGTTGTTACGTCCGCGCTCGGGCATCTGACCGACCGACTGTCACGGATCGAGGTGCATCTGGCCGATGTGAATGGTGCAAAGGGCGGGGCTGACGATATTCGCTGCACTGTTGAAGCGCGTCCCGAGGGAATGCAGCCGCAGACCATCACCCACAATGATGCCAATGTGGACGCAGCCCTGCACGGCGCATCGAAAAAAATCCGCGCCTTGCTGGACAGCGAATTCGGCAAGCTTGGACGTAGATAGGTCCCACCGATGACGTAGGCGATCCAGTTTTGCACTGAGAATTCTCCGCATCCTCGTCGCCAATCATCGCCGACCTTCCACCCACTTCGCCACAATCGCCCCCGGCATCCTCTCCTGCGCAGCCTTCGCATCCCGCGCCAGATCAAGCCGTTTACGCAGTTTTACCTGCCGCACCAACAGGAAGATTGGCACTGTTGCCTTTCCGCGCCCGGTTTTTGATCTTGAGGCGACGCCAAGCCCACGATTGTTCAGCCGCCCCTCGGCCACGAGCAGGCTCGGTCCCCGCCTGCGATAGATAAACCGGAGCCGAAGCCCACGCCGTCGTTCCCATTCGCCGGGGGTGATCCGGCCACCGCGCGCGCCCTTGCCTGCAGCCTCTGTCGGGATCGCCAGCCAAAAGCCGTCCTTGGAGCGGATCAGGGGCCCGGTGTCATGTGCGCCGATGATCACGGGCGCTTTTGACCACACAAGTGCTGCGGCATCGATGCTCTCACCAACCTTCGGATAGGTCTGGCTGCGGATCGAATTGCCGAGCCGTCGACCCAGCCCCGCTTGCGCAATCTGCCCGCGCCAGTCGGATTTAAGCTGTGTCCCGGCCGCACGCATCGCCGCAGTGACCGCCTTTTCTCCTGCCTTGATTTCGGCTGCCATAATCGCGGCCAGGTTAGGGGAGATGGTAATGTTGAGTTTCATGCTGGTCTCAAATCTATGGTCCAGACAAGCCGCTCGCGATCACGCACAGGCTCGCCCTGAATAAGGAAGGCCTCCGCGTCGATCTCAATGCGGTCGCCCGGACGTGGGTTTGGGACTTCGGCAACGCGCAGGTCAATGCGCGTGCTGTCTGACCACAGTCGTGCCGCGCCAAACTCGGTGATCTCATCCGCGCGGCGGGTGACCACACGGATGAGGATCTGAGCACCGCCTTGGGCGATATAGACCGCGTCCCGGGCGATGTGCGGATCGCGGAAGATCCGGTCGATTGCGATAGCGAAGGCGGAGGTCATGCGGTGCCTCAGTTGCCAGAGTGCAGCCGGATCGCCATGCGCGGCCGCTTATTGACGGGCAGGATCGAGCTTTCAGTCATCAGATCAATCCAGCGCCCCTTGGTGTCTATCATTTGGCGGGCATAGAGCGGCAGGCCGATGGTATTGGCAGTCTCCAGAAGGTTGGCAGGCCCGCCATAGGTGGTGAAGGTGTCGAAGGTACCCAAGGGGAACGCGATGCCTTCGCCTGTGGGTATCAGCCGCTCAGACGTGCCGTTCGAGAGGGTGACTGAGCCGTTATATTCCTCGAACAGAATGCCAGCGAAGGGGAAGGCCCGGCGCATGTCCTCGCGCAGTGGCTGGCCACCGGTTGCCGAGAAGAACTTATAGGCCTCTTCGGTCTTGGGATGGCTAATCAGCTTGTCGAAGAATTCCGAGCTCACCAGCGCATGCGCGGTGGTCATGGTCTCACCCAGCAGGTTGTCTTCCATGGCGCGCAGCACGCTGCGGACTTTGCCCTGCACGTTTGTGCCAGCAGTGCCAAAGACAAAGTCGATCGAGATCTTCTCAAGGCCGAACTCGGTGAAATAGTCGTAAAGCGTGGTCCCCGCGCCGTCCTTCACGATACCGCGCAGGGCGTTCATCTCCATATATTCGCGGGTCTGGGCATGTTTGCGGCGCATCAGAGTCAGTTTGCGGTTCATCACCTCGACCAGCGGATCGGCTGCGTCCGAGAGGCCGAGCGCTGGCATGCCCTGGACATCAGCAGGCAGGATGACATCGTCATGCGGGATCCAGGGCAAGGCAAAGGAGCGCATTGAGCGCGCCTCGCGGTTGCCCACCGTTGCAGGTGCGCCCAGCGGGACGGACGGCAGGAGGCTCAACACACCTTCGCGCTGCTCGATGACAATTGAGCGCTGTGTGACGCCTTCAAAGCGGAAGAGGCCGATCTGGCCGAGCCGGGTGTAGAGGTTGGGCAGGATGTTGATCGCCTGCGTCATCTCAGCGAGCGAATAGCCGCCCGCGTCGAAGGGATTACGGGTGATAGTCATGGGAAACTCCGGGGGAATGAGGGGCAAGGGAAGATGAGAGGATGGCTGCGACGGACGCGCGGTTGGATCAGGCGGTATCGCGCGGAATGATGCCCAGCGCTGCGAGCTGGCCGTGTTTGGTGGTGGTTTTGGAGGCATCATCGACGGTGGTGTCAAAGGCGAGGGCGGCTTTGGAGACGATGGCGGGGCCGCGCGCGATGACAATGCCGGTACCATCAGCGTCAGAGGCATCGACGGGATAGAGCAGCATGGCGGCCGCTGTTTGCGCGCCATCCGTGCCGCCCGAGGTTGCCAGCTTGTATTTGCCGCTGGCGGTGATGCGGCCCAGCACAGCACCCACGGGATAGGCAGCTCCTGCCAGCAGGGTGACGGTCTCGCGGGTATAATTGGGGTTCAACTCATATTTGAGGATATCGCCCAAGCTGGGCGGTTGGGTCAGGACAGTCATGTCGGGGATCCTTCTGGGGATGGAGAAATAAGCAATTCACCGCTGGGCAGGAGTGGCGGAATTTTAAGACGGCCGTGGGAGTATGACGGCTGTGGAATCGCTTAGCGTTTTGCGCTGGAGGCTGCGGCGCGTTTGGCTGCGGCAACAATAGGGCTTTCGCTGTTTGGTGATGCCGCCGGAGCGGGGGCTGTTGCCACCACATCCCGCGCATCGGCTGCGGCTGCCGCATGCACCAACACCGATCGGCGCAGCGCCGAAGGTGTTGTGCCTTCCCTCAGGGCTTCTGCCGCGTCGATGGCAATGCCGAGGCGTCCCGCTTGTGCTGCGATCTCGGTGATCTCGGCCACTTCAAGGCGAAGCTGGGCAGAAAGTTCCGCGCGCATGGATGTCTGGAGGGCTGAGGCGGGGTCAGCTTTTGGTGATCCCGAGGCTGCGGGAGGTGTGGGAGCAAAAGCAGCAGCAGGCGGCGCTTCGGGATCTGTGCCGCTATTTTCGGCAATATCGCTCTGCGTTTGGCCGTCTTGCGCGTCATCGGGGTTTGGTTCGGTTTGTGGCAAGGTGTCGTTGCTCATGAGAGGATCCTTTCGGGATTGGGATTGGGATTGGGCCTTGGTGGCCACGCGGGATGGCAGAGTTGCGCGGATGGGAGACAAGTTTTGTCGAAAACTGGCAAACCCACGCGCAAGATCGATGACTTCGTCGGCAAGACCCGCCGCCACAGCCTCAGCCCCGCGAAAGCTGGCAGCCTCAGTGGCGAGTGCTGCCTCTTGGCTCAGCCGCACGCCACGTCCCGCTGCCACCGTTTCCGCAAAGAGGAAGCGCAGCACATCGATTTCGCGCTGAATGTCATCGCGGATCCCAATTGGGAGCGGCATGTAAGGATTGGCATCGACCTTATGGCTTCCTGCGTGGATCAGCGTGACGCGCACCCCGTCTTGATCCAGCTGACCGCTGAGATCAGCATGCATCACCACGACACCGATGCTGCCCAGAGCACCGGTGCGCGGCAGCAGGATACGGTCAGCCTGACTTGCAAGCGCATAGCCCGCCGAGAAGGCGTGTTCTGCCACAAAGGCCCAGACGGGTTTGATGGCGCGAATTGCACGAATACGATCTGCAAGGTCAAATACCCCCGCGACTTCGCCGCCAAAACTGTCAATTTCCAATGCAAGGCCGCGCACGGACGGGTCGCTTGCTGCCGCGTCAATCTGTGCTGTGATCCCTTCATAGCTGGTCTGGCCCGAGGACTGTCCGATCCAGCCCCCGCGGTGGATCAGCACGCCGGAGATCTGGATAACAGCAATGCCGTCGAGCATAGGATAGGGCGTCTCACCATGTTGGTGGTAATCGTCCAGCAGCCCACCGGCTAGAATGCTGACGCGCGCTGGCGGAGCGACGAGGCTTTCCAGGCCGCCGTTTTCGTCACCAATCTCGACCCGGCGCCCAAGGATGCGCGGCCCAAGGCCGGACAGAAACGCCATGGCTTTGGAAGGCTCAACCAGCAGCGGCGTGTTGAAGGCGCGCGCAGCAATGCGGGCGTGGAACATCAGGTCTGGTCCTCAGGGTTGCGCGGGCGGCCCGCATCATCGGTTTCATCTGCTGGGTCTTTATCGTCGTCTTCGCCCTCATCCTCATCCGGGCCTGTTAAAGCCTGCACGCCTTGTGCGGGCGAGCCGGGACGGCGAAAGTCGAGGCCGAGTAATCGCTCGCGTGCGCGCTCAGCCGCAATTTCGCGGTCGACTTGTTCTGCGTCATAACCACGCTCGGCGATGGCTTGGCTGCGGGATTTGAGGCCCGCCTCTATTTGGGCAATCTCAGCGTTGGCGTCCTTCAGGGGATCGACCCAATCCCATTTAGTGGGTAGCCAGTTGGCCGCCAGAAACCGTGACCGGTCAGCCTCATAGCCGGGAAGGTCCAATGCCCCAGACAATACAGCGGCATCCATCCAGCGCGCATAGACGGGACGGCACAACTGGTAGACCATCACCGAATGCTGCCAGGCCGAAACGCGGCGGCGGAACTCGATCAGGGCAAGGCGTGAGTTCGAGAAGTTGCCCTTCACCATGTCATTGGTCAGATAAGGATAAGGAATGCCCAGCGCCGAGGCGACCTGAAGCAGCGTGCGGTATTGGAACGGCTCGTAGGTCGCGCCTGAATCCGCAGGTTGGCCCACGGTCACATCCTCGCCCGGATCCAGACGCACGATTTGGCCCGGTCTGATCTCGAAACCGCCCAGCATGTCGTCATCCTCGGACGGCAACAGCGGGTTTTCCGGGGCGGGGGAGGTCACGAACATCGCATACATTGCCGCCACCTTTTTGCGGTCGAGCTCGGCATCGTCGTATTGATCGAGCAGAAACAACTTCACGATGGCAGGTGCCAGCTTTGAGACCCCGCGCAGTTGACCCGCTTCCACCGGATCGATCACATGGATCACCTCGCTTGCTGGAACCCGGACCATTTCGCCCGCCAACCCCGGATCGGTGCTGTCGCCGGGGTGCCGCCGGAGGAAGTGATAGGCCACGCGGCGTCCGACCCGGTCGAACTCGATGCCCTGACGGATGGAATTACCATTGCCAGCCATTCCCGTCTGCTGCAGCGGCAACATCTCGGCGGGCAGCATCTGTAGCTGCAAGGGAACGGAAAGCCCATCGTTTGCGCGTCTTGGTCTGATCCGGAAGAAAACCTCGCCCGCCAGAAACACCTCACGTGCCGCCCGCCGCTGCAGCCCGTAGAAATCGGTCAGACCTTCGCTGTCAGCTTCATCCGTCCAGGCCAACCAAAGGCGCTGCAGCTCTTCCTTGTGCGCTGCGTCTGCAATTTGCGAGATTGGTTTGATCCCGTCGCCGACAGTATTTGCAGCCCAGCTTTCAACAGCATTGGCCGCGTAGCCGTTGTTGCGCACCAACCAGCGGGCGCGGGCAGTGATATCGGGTCCTGACGCCGCGATCAGCGCATTCACATGCGCGCGCGTCGCCTGGAACCCGCGCAGACGGCGGTGATGCTGGCCTGCATCAAAGCCACCGACAAAGGCCCCGAGACGCTGCCGCCAGTTCATCACAGGTCCTTTACGGCATGGGGGCGAGAGATGCGCCCAGCGCCGCGTTCGGCTTTTGCGATGCGCCGTTCGATATCAAAGACAGCGGCCGCCAATTCAGCATCGGTGCCATAGGTCAGAGTTTTGCCATCATAGCTCACAGAGCGCGTGCCGCTGTAGCGCGCCGCCAGCAACGCGCTGTGGCGGGATTTGAGATCATCGAGGGTCATAGGTCATTCCATGTATTTTGGCGTGCTTACCCGCCAACCGCGCTTGCGAGGGGCGGCGATCCGCCCGGCCTGAGGCTCGGACGGTGTGTCAGTGTCGGCTTTGGCGGCCGCCGTGATAGTCTCAACCCCGGCCTGTTTCTCGAGCTGCCGCCACATCCGTTCATCGAAGCGGTCAGCACCGAGGATCCAGGCGGCCGCGCGGGCATAAACCCGAGTATCCAGCGCCTCGTTGCGTTCGCGCATCTTTTGCCATTCCTGGCGCGCGTAGCCCCGCTTATTGCGGATCGTGACGAGCTGTTCGGCGACGAGCTGCTTTAGCCATTCGCTGTCAGCCCAGTCCGGCAGGTGGATCGTGCCCGCTGGATTTGAGACGCCACTGGCGCGGTCTTCATCATTGGGCCGCTCCAGCCGGAGATAGCGATAGGTCTCCGCCTTGAAGGTCGCCGTGGCCACTGTCCAAAGCCGCGCACCACGTTTGAGCTTTCGTCCGTTCACGG